ATTGAGGATACATATGAGATGAACATTTGGTTTGATCGAATGGAGGGAGATCCGAAAAATTTGGTCGGGGTGTACATTTTATGAGCATTGATTATTCAGACATGGCATTCCCGAAACCGGTAAGGAAGAAAAAGAAGAAAATGCATAAAAAGAGTATTCTCAAGACAAAGAAGGGAATCTGCTTTTTGTGTGAACTGCTCTATGATGACTGTTCGGAACAATATACAGAAGAACATCACATCATGTTTGGATCCGGGCAGAGGGAAC